ATTGTGTCTGGTAGAATAGCAGTTCCTTCATAACCGACAGCAAGACGCGTTGACGTCATTACGTAGTTTTCCTCACTATTGATCAGTATCCAGTTCTGCTGATCGTTACTAACACTAATAGTCCAAGTTGATGGGTCTCTGGCCTCTGCATCACCACCAGTAATCATTCGAATCTTACTGTACACAGATAGATCAAGAGGAACTCTACTCTCGATAATAGCTGTTATAGGATTAGCTGCCGTAGGAGCACACACCCATAAAGCCTTACTATCAGCCCTTATAACACCGTCTATCATCGATGTTGGGCCATCTGTTGCTGTGTAGTGAGGCTGGTTAGACCAGGCATTAGAACCTTGGAAATTAAATATCTTATTATTAGAATCCAAGAATTGTAGCTCAGTTAACTGCGTATAGTTGTTAGGTGTTTTATGCTTGGTTATCTCAAACTTGATGTATCGCCAAACAATACCAGAAGCTTTCTGCAAATATAAATCGCCATTTTCGCCTTGAGTATCTGATGGGGATGCTGTTCCTGCTAAAATGTGGAAGCTAGCACCACCTCCTCCACCACCTTCGGTAGGGGCATAAATAGGTATAACATCACTACCTACCGTGATATCAGCAATATGTTCTCCAGATGCCAGATACTGTGTAACACTAACCGCATTGGCATCTATCTGGTCCTGTACATTGCTGCGTATTCCTTGTAGACGATTGACCTCATCGTATGTACAAGTGGCTGTCCTTAATTCGTTATTGGATCCTGAACAAATTACTTTGCTTGCCGCTAAAGAAGTTCCATTTGCTCGAGGTATTATAAACCAATTAGACCACACACCTGTAGAGCTCTGAGATCTTATATATAATCTTGGGTTGCTGCCTTGAGTTACTGCCAACTGAGCTGCGAGCGCATCGGTGTCTCCGTTATCCCAAGGTAAATGCAGGATTATGGAATCTGCTGGTGGTTTTCCAGTAGTCATTATTGACGTCGCTGTAAACCAAGCCATTTCAGCATATGTGTTAACATTGGCCGACGCTAGTCTCGGATAGGAATTATCCTCGGTATATGTATAAGGTTTAACACCACTAGCACAACCCCAAATTTTATAATTAGTAGAACCCAATGTTAAAGTTCCAAGTTTGACACCATATAACATCGATGGGTCTTGCTCATCCGGTCTAGGTTTTATTCTAACATTTGGTGTCCATGTTGATGAGGATATATTTTCAAGTGCTTGGATTTTGTCTTTTACACTAGCCCATGTATATGTACCGCCTTGATACAGTGCATAATAAATATTACCTTGAGTGTAAATATCACCATTAGCATAGGCAACCAAAGCCGAATCATTCCTGTTGACACTAAAACCATACGGTGTCATCGATGCTCGTTTACATTCGCCACCATAAAATATAATATTTGTGTCATTAGTGGTAATTGGTTGATGACCCGTTCCAATTCCAACTGCACATATACGATTTCCAAGAAATACCTCTTTCATATAAAAATCATTATGTGCAAGAAAGTACTCTTTGATATCGCCAGGTGTTGCCCCATCAGGATATATATCATCAAATATACTATGCCTATCCCCTTCGGCATACTGATTGGTTCCCTGATGACCTGTTATAGTATCGACTTTAAATTCAACATAATTTAAACATACTCGCCATGGTATATTAAATGTTGGTTGTACACCCTCTTCGATAATTTCTGGTGCATAGGTCTCCATAACACTTAAAGAATCGGAAGTTGCAAGTAATATTGTAGCATCGTCCTCGTTACAGGTTTCAACTACCAAACCACAAAACTTATCGCCATTACCATCATGGTAACTAAAGGTCATACAACAGGCGCTATATTGGCCTTTTCTATATATGCAAACATTTCCTAATGTTGGATGTTCAAAATATATCTTTTGATTACTGGTATCTTTGTCATATATACTGCAGTCCCAAGGCCAGCTATCGCCGTATTCTTCTGGTGTCGGGGTATTTGAAGATAGTGCCGACAAATATCTAGCAGAATCTATATAGCCGGGATAAACTTCTTCGGACTCTTTAAAATATTTAAGCTTTCCACTTCCTCCGCCACCACCCACACCCTTCACAAATTCTTGATAAGGTATTCTAAGGAGGTGTACACCGTCTTTACTAAATATAACATCATCATACTTAGTTGGATCGTAACCCCTCGGTAATTCACCAATCAGCATTTGCTACTTACCTCCTTACCGTCTTTATTATACACGCCGTTACACCAAATATTGCCCTCTTTGTCAAATATAATTGGTGCGTTCATGACGTCATCTTCAAAGTTAGAACCCAATGCTAGCAGTACATCTCCTTCTTTAGGAAATATACTGAAGTATTGGGCTGTTTGCACTTCTGAGGACATGATGAGAGACTCTACAGCCTCTTCCTCACTATCGAACACTGTATTGCTGAACGATACAATGCTGTCGTCCTCTAATCGAATATCTTCGTGTGTGATGTTATAGAACATCTCGCCATGCTGCTTTGGGTTAGGGTGCTGTCTACCATCCGGAGATCTGTAGATGCAACCCTTACGATCGAACGACAAAAATATCAATCGACCAACTTGGTGTCCAACACCATCCCAAAAGCGTATAAAAGAGATTATGGCTGGAGTGTCGTTCACTTTCTGGTACACTCCAAGATTAGTAGTTATGGACTTCTTATGATTGAAATATAACTCTCGTTTAGCTATCCAACCATCAGTTGATATGAGCTTATGACTATTAGGGACACTTTTAAGCACCTCCTTAGTGATATGCTCAATCAGTTGACCTAGATCGACATTACAAGGTGCTCCGTTGTCGTCCACTGCCAATAGTCTATAATGCTGCATAAGTAAGTCCTCTCTTTCTTTAAAATATCAATTTCTTTCTGTTGCATTTGTACCAGTTTGATTAAGTATGGTACGAACTTAGCGTAATCTACGCTTAATGATGTTGTTAAACGTTTTTTATATGACTAATTTATAGTTCCGAGATGATATAATATAACCGTAACTGTCTTACTATTTGCAGCGTTTCCATTATCATCTACCAATCTAATGACTAGCTTATTCGCTGCAGATGGTCTAAATGAAGCATAATAACCACCAGCTACTTCTGCACTTATCCAATGACCATCATAATTAAGATTAGTAATTATCAATCCTTGTCCTGTTGTGGTCTGGTTAGTTAGTCTTATGGTATCAAGTTCTAAGTCAGATACACTCTGTTTCAATGAACCAATCGAAGATTTTAACGAGGTGTTTGTGCCGTCCCATGTATTAGAATATGTAGTTCCTTGGTAAGTCACATCTTCCAGTTCAATATCATTTGCTGTTACATTCATAATTGAATGAGTATCGGTAGGATCTGACAAATGTATATATTGACTGAGCACACTAACACTCGCAGCCCCTGAACGGGCTTCTATACCTCCGCCGTTTTCGAATATCATTCTATTAAGGCTCGGGTTATAATAAAAATCAGGATTCTTATAAGTACCACCCACTACTTCACCGCTGCTATCAGACGCTGAGAAAAGTATAGGATGTGAATCCAGGCTTGTAGTGTTGGGCGTTTGCTTTACCTTTTCATCAGTTGTTACATAACCTGCATCATTAGCTAACTGGGATACTCTCGTCGGCACCTTTACATTAGAGAAATATGGTATCCCTTTATAGATAATGACCTTTTCTGTCGCCATAATATTTCTCCTTTCTTTTTATGAGATAAATGCTTTTTTATCTGACTAACCAAGATACTGTATATCAACAGTATTGCCCTGTGATGGGTTACTTCCTGATATAACTGCTCCGACTCTAAATCCTGTAACACTATTGTCGTACCATAATGCGTATATAGCTCCTGTATTACGATTTCTAGTTATAACCGTTATCTGCCCCCTATTATATGGTGGTGTATCTCCACTATTTAAAGGAAAATAACCACTAGAATTACATATCAATCTTGTATTAACTAAACTTCCTTCTAAGTTAGATAAACTCTGCTTTATCTCACTAATATCTTCTCTTGCCTCGGCATCTTCTATAGGAATGGTAGTACCATTAGGAAATTTGAAGCCATGCGCTTCTGTATATACATTTTCATCTGGCATAATAGTACCTCCTAAAACAATATCAATCCTGTAAAAGGATCAAAGCTTTCATTAACAGTTAAATTAATATATCCAGTATTGGGATCAAACCAAATTCCATTGTTATCTATTGGATAATCGTCGCAAAATCTTACAATATCTTCTTGTAACTGCTGTGGAGTAAGATGCTGATAATCAGCATATGCTATCTCTTCAGCACGTGTAAATGTATTTTTAAGTTTCTGAAATACCTTTACTAAAAAACTCTCATGACCATTAGGTGGCATAGTTTCCATACTAGCACTCATAAAATTTTACTCCTATTTTGAATTTAACCATTATTTGACGGGAACACTGCATCCCAAGCATCATCCACTATTTCACCTATCTCAGCATTGGTTAATAGATGTATATCACTATGCTGAACGTAACCACTGAGGTCTATAGCAGTTGTACCGATCTTCTCGTATCCTGATGTAGCTGGTGATGTACTAGAGTCAGTATACCAAATATACTCATCGTAGATGTTAGGTGCTGAACCACTGTTAGGTACAAGATAGATAACACCGTTTGAACCAGTGGCTGGAAGATCTGAGTAACTGTTGACCTTCTGGAAGCTTATTCTTTCAAAACCTGCTAAAGCTGCCTGTATAAGAGTGTTAATGTCAGCATTGCTAACCACACCCTTACTACTAGCTCCAGCTGCTGGTATTTGAATTTTCTTATCAGTAATAGTAAGGTCTGTACCACCTATTTGAGCACCCTCAACCACGTTAACCTGAGCCCCAGCTGCAATATTGTTGAGCTTAGTCTTGTCGGAGCTGCTCATAGCACCATCAGCACTCGCCGAAGCAAGCGGGATGTTAACAGCCTTATTAGCATCCGGTGTCAGAGCCGAACCATTAACCTTAATAGACTCGATGACATTAGGATCACCAAAGTCGGCATAGCTAACATGAGTTGATGTGCCATCACTAGCAGTCAGAACGATCCACTGGTTAGTAGTATCAAGACTAATGGCATAAGTTGTATTGGTGTCAACAAGAAGCGGCTTGAGCTTTGTTAAAAGGTACTGAGTGGCATAGAGAAAGCCATCGTCATCTAATAAGTTATAATTAACAGTAGGCATTAGTTATTACCTCCAAAAATTAGATTAAATTGTTCGTCGATGATATCCTTTATTGTACGATTCTTAATATCGTCTCTACCGAGCTCTTCAAATGACTTATCACCAATAAGTTTAACACCATTTACTAATGGTTGGTTTATAAGCTTCTCATAGTCATTCTCGTACATGTAACCACCGACAACTAAATCAATAGTAAAGACGTCCTCTGAGTACAGCTGGATAGATAATTCATTTTCCGATGCCATCTCAATATTGAGAACGTCTTCGTCAAGCAATTCAATTGTGAAAATATCCATAACACGATCACGCTCCTTCGTTAGTAGCGAATGTTACCTCATCAGTAATTGTTAGAATGCCGACCGTAGTCTGCTTAATCTCATCATTACGTAATATCTCCACATCAAACTTATATGAACCATAGTCAAGCTCATTAGTATCCTCAGGAGCAATTGACAAATGGTAATAATTATCATCACCTAGAGTAATGTCACCAGAGCTGAGTCTCTTTTGAAATAGAACATTGTTAGCCCTGGTTGTCTGTTTAACTGTGAAGAAGATTTCCGTGAAATCAGTTACTAAAGTGTCACCACCACGTACACAAAACTTCACATTTCGCAAATCGCCTCTAGGCATTATTATAGAAAGTTCTGCCATTTTGATTTTCTCCTTCCTCTACTATAAAGTTGTAAGATCAACACCATAACCAGTCTTAAGGAATCCACCATAACCGTCTTCAAGAGCATCATGAAGGTTGTATTTGATGATTGTACCGGTCTTAGCTGTCGTATTAGCAATGGATTTAACGAATCCTTTCTTTCTGCCATAAGCCAAAGTCTGAAAAGTCATCTCGCTAATCTCTTCTTTAATAACGTCGTATTTAATACTCGTTATACGTTCCTTACCTTCGATACCTAAACGATGTTCATAGAAGTAAACCTGATCACCGAGATACAGGTCTCTAAGAAACGCAAATTTCTCGTACTGTGGCGTAGTAACTAAGGTGTTGAAATCGATACTAATGTTAACCGCTGGTTCTTTTAGAATGTTTAGATCCGCCGTAGCAAGTTCTATAAGTTGCTTATTCATAGTTTCATATAACTGATCTGTACATTCTTGTATGCATGCTCTAAGCTCAGCTACAAAACCATCCTGTATCCAAGCTCTAACACCTTCACGAGTCTCGTCATAGACTGTTTCTTTAGTTTCTGAAGATGAACCAACGCCTTCGCGGTTACTGTCATAAGTAGCGCTGTTGTTGTCACCAGTTTTGGTATCAGCAAAGTCATCGGTACCAGGATCAGCGTAACCAGTGATATCAAAGAAATACCACTTACCGCCAATCTTCATCCACTGGCCTGTTGGGTATGAGCCACTACCGTCTCCGTACCACCAGCCAACAGAATCCTGATGCCAATCCCACTGATTATCATCAATCATCCAAGCAGCTGTGAAATATCCATTAGCATCAAACCAATACCATGTACCGTTACCGCTAACGTACATATACTGATTAGCTGCATAATTGATCTTTGTAACTTCGCCACTCCATACTTCCCAGTGATTTGAGTTCCAAGCCTCAGGCTCATCTATATCAACAGTGCATTTATAATTTATACCATTATGCTGACATTTATCACCTGCTTTATATGTTTTTGTTGAATCGTATGACGGTATACTACTTTCATTATAGAGTTCCCAATGACTAGAATTCCAAGATTCAGGTGTTGTTATTGCTACTATACATTTATAAGTATTACCGTTATGTTTACATTTATCGCCCACTGAATATGTTCTAGATGGGCTGTAATCAGCAGTAACACTAGTAGAGCCACTATCAAAATATCCAGAAGCATCTAGATAAGTATCAACATACTCAACCATTGTTTCTTTATCAAGTGCTGAGTTGTTAACCGTTGACTCAATTCGCCCTATAGTGCTTGACGAAGTATGTTCAGGACCTGAAGCTATATAACTTTTTATAGTACTAATATAATCAGATTTAGTGTATTTTGAAGCATTATCATTAACACCTTTTATCTTAGTTAATGTTTCCTTCTCATCACTATCATCGCCACTACCTTCATCTTCGTCATCTTGTTTGGTTCCATACCAGAAACCACTATTCCAGTCACCATGCCAGCACCACTGGTTATTATCGGTTTTGGCATCGTCTCTATAACCAGAAGCGTCAACCCAATAATGTTTAGATTGACTTTCTTCTACCCAGCAGCTAGTTAAGTAGTGGCCTTTGCCGTCACCATAATAATATCCGATCTCATCTTCACGCCACTGAAAATCTGACCAATTCATTAAATTCTCATCAGCGTAACCATCCTTATCAAGCCAATAAATATAATTGCCAATCTTCCAATATTTGAACTGAACGACGTCAGTACGATCTTCGGTACCATACCACCATTTCTTTTTACTACCATCCATCAAATATCCAGAAGCATCAACATAGTACCAGTTACCTGAACTAGTGTCTTTAATCCATTGGTTCTTGGCATAATTCTTCGTAGTACCATCTTCGTTCTTTGAACCATACCACCAACCGGTGTCATCATGATACCATTCCCAGTTCGAAGTATCATCCCATTGAGGATCCCAATAGCCCTCAGCATTCATCCAGTAATGTTTATTCTTAGCATCTTCAACCCAGCCAGATTTAATGTAATGCCCTTCTCCAGCATTATCGCCATAGAACCAGCCAGTGTCATCCTGATACCAGCTATAATAAGGAAGATAATCATAATTTCCATCGCCATCTTCAGAACCATAATAAGCTTCATAGCGCCAATCCCAACCAGCTATTTCGGTCTTCTCACACCATTTGAAACCTGCTTTGATAGCGTTGGTTATAATATCTTTGTAAGACTCATCATTGTTAGGTAATTCTTCTGTAACCTTTTTAGTCAAAACGCCAATAGCGTCAGTATAACTATAGAACAAATATCCATAAGGAAGAGCCGCTCTATCCGCATTCTGATCATAAGATCTTCCAGGTTCATGCGGGTTATTATCAATTGGTGGTGTCATTGGATAATTGTGATTCCACAATCCTTGTCTTGCCTTACGTAAATACTCCTCGGATAACTCACGGACCTTGGCTTCTATTTTAGCTTTAATATCCCTTGTTGTGTTCTGAGTATCAGTCCAAGGAGTTGGATCGTCGTCATTCTCGTCACGATCATCAACGAATTTAACATCATATGTCTCATATTTAGCGAAAACATGGGGATATGGGTTCTCTTGTCCATCAGGCCAAGTAGCATCGATGTATTTCTGGTCACCACTAATTGTATAACCTTCTGTAGATAAAGGTATAATACGTGTTATTACATCGGTCATAGACTCTGAAATATCAATACCGGCTAAATTATAGCCTGTTTCAACTGTTATATCGCCTGATAAATCTTCACCCGTACCGCCTGATTCCATTACATGATATGTGTAATTGTCATAAACTAACTCTGTATTATACAAATTATGAATAGTATTACCACTATCACCGTTTAGTACTTCTTGTAAATTACTGTTGTTAACATACAAATTGATCTTATCATCGAGTATAGCCCTACTCAAATAAGAAGTATCAACCTGGTATTTATTAGAATATATAGAATTCCAGTTGGCTATGATCTGTCCAACTGTCCATTTATCTTCTTCGTTAATTCCGCCATAATTGGCATTAATAGGAACCTCGTAAATAGACTCCCAGGCTACTGGATAGCCGGTGGCAGTTATATTATTGTCACCTGGCTCTACTTCCAATATTCTAAAAGCCTGTTTACGAGATGTCTGTTCCCTGCAAATATCACAGTCAACAACAAGAATAGCATTCTTTTCGATGTACTTATACTTGTTGTATCTATCATATGAATGAGTTAGGGTTATTGTCCATGCGTCATCAACCCCTGCATCGATTGTACATTCAAAAGGGCTAAGGACAATGGCACCATTACCCAAAAGCTCATCAGGGACTGGATTGTAAACATAATCCCTGAAACGTTCAGGACTAAATAGTCTTATCATCTTGTTATTCCCTTTCTGGAGTACATATCAACCGCTTGCTCAAAAGTATTAGTTATAGTTCCAGTAGTGCCCTCTTTGAGATGTAGGATGTCGAACGATCCATCAAAGTAAGCATTACGGTTAACCATACCGGAAGCAACATCGTATACCAAACCATGGTAAGAGTCAACAATTGTATTTGTTGGAACATTAGTTCCTGTAAAGCTGCCGACAAAAGTCGAGACATGTATACTGCCTGAACCGCCAGGTATTACGTAATAAGGCATACAAGTACCAAAAGGTATTCCAATATTGAAACTAACATTCTGATTAGCTGGTATTGATATAGGTATATTACCACTGAAATAGAACTCAAACGGATGAACTTCTATCTCAGCTTTAACTGTTCCAGCTTCTTCGTAAGCGTCTTGTTCTGTGATTTTAACCTTATAGACCTCGAAGTAGCTCTCAGCGTCCTTACCTGGTTGCTTATAAGCTATTCTTCGAGCTCTGTTAAGGTATGCTTCAATTGTATCCATTCTTTGACGTATTGTCATATTAAGTTGTTTATGGGTCGGTATCCATTCGTCAGCTATGAGTAACTCAAAGGAGAGAGTAGCGTTACCCCTGCTTGAATAGACACTATATGGTTTACCATCCCTTCCTGGAATAGATTCAGAGTTACCTTCAACGGTAGAGGGCTTTAATGCCACCCTACCGCGAAGGAGACCATAATTAGAAAGGGGAACCCAATATTGTGATTCGACAGAAGCGTCGCCTAAAATATTATCAAACAAGCTGACATACACATCGATCTGATTCCATGACCAAATATCACTCATTATGCTCTCGCTCCTCTCGACATATTATAGTTGCTCTGTTGAGCATCTATTTGCTTAATTGTATAGTTAGAAGCCATCTTTCTCAATGGTGTTCCATCAACATTAGTTGAGGCATCGACATTGATTGAGACTCCATCTAACATCTTTGAATAGTCTGTGTCAGCCAGCTTCTTTACCTGCGCTGACAGTTCTGCTACCTGAGTAGCAAGGTTACTAGCTTCATTGTCCTTAACTGACAGAGCTGTGTCCGCAGCAAGGTTCAAAGCTGAGTTACCGAATGTGGTTGTTAAAAGATTACTGCCATTTTGAAGTTGTGAATCATCTATAACTGGCATAAGCGTTGGCTGCCAATCTATAGACTCATCCTGCATAACTTTGCTGATTGAGGACATTGTTTCCGCTGTCGCATTAACAGCATCATTACCAACATTGCCATATGCACTATAAACTTTATTTGTTAAGTCGCTACCGATCATGGTTAGACCCTCAACAAACATGTCTCTAATGTACATAGCTTTTCTAGAAGGTGATTGTACTTCAGTTGCTGCCGCAGCTCCTTCATAAACCTTATTACCGATAGTTTCACCAACTTCAAACAGTCTACTTTGCTGTGAATCGTCTAGATTCTCAAAGCCCTTAACGAACCACTCAAGGCCTTCTTCGCCCTTTGCAGTTGTGTCGCCTTCGTTAATAATATTGTCAAGTATATTATTTCCAGCAGTATCTAGATTAATGTCTTCACTGCTGTTATTAATGCTGGTTTCTACCTGCTTAACTAAATACTCGCCAGTATCATCGTACGTATAGCCTTCGCTCTTTAGCTGTTTCTTAACCTCTTCTGGTATAGAACTAGCATCAACTTTATGCTCTGTGAATGTCTTATTAATGTTGTCAACGTATGCGTTACCATCCACCATACCAGCAATATCAAAGCCATTGCCATCACCAAGTCCTAAGGCTGAAGCTACACCATCACCTGATGTATATGATGAAACTTTGTCGCCAAGCCCATTAAAGAAACTAGTTCCATAAGCATTAGCTCCTGCTGTTCCACCATTAGATAATGATTGAGTAGCCTTAGAAGTGTCGATCTCACCAATTTCAGCATTATCAACATTATTAACGCCTGCATTAAATGCTTCTTTGGCTTCTTCGCCTTCTTGTTCACGTAAGGATTTCTGATACTCAATCTCACCATCGATCTCAGCGAGTGAGTCATCGAACACACCAGCTATGTTGAACGCGGCTATAAGTTCTCGTATAAGTACAAGACCTAAATATTTCATTGAATCTATCAGTGGCTGAGTATTATTGTAAATGGTATCAGCTATTCCATAAATGAAGGATATAGCAAACTGCGCAGCAGCATTAAGGATTTCTCCCATTCGCTGTGACAGACCAGTAAGAACACCAATCACAAATGTAGCAACAATGTATGTTCCTAATACAGCAAATTTTCCGGCGTTCTGAGCTAAGCTTCCCAAAATATCAAGAAGTGTCTCAGTAGCTTTATCCGCTATTTGTGGGCCATATTGATCAATGATGTCAAGGAACTGAAGAATGCCCTCAGCGATTGTTATTACCGCTTGATTACGGAAGTTTATAAATGCTGTTAAGATATTTAATAATATAGTAGAAATATTATTTGAAATTGTTTCGGAATTATCAGCTATTGTCTGAATAAATCCATTAATTCCATTAGCTAAGCCAATGCCAATTGAAGTCAATCCTTCAATAATATCGTCTTTTGAATCTTTAAACACCGCTGCTAATATCTTGAAACTATTGGTTAATACGACCACTAAGCCGGTTATCAAAGCAAATGGTATAGCTAATACAGCCAAGCCAATTGCTAAGGCAGCAATAGATATAGACACTGCTACTATACCAAGTGATAAAGATATTAAAGCTGGTCCAGCTATAGCACACACTAAAGCTACTCCAGCTAGTACCATTACTAATTCTAGAAGTTTACCAGTATCAATATTTGACATATCGATAGATGCTAATTTGGATAATGCATCAACAACCACAGTCGCAGCCTTGGCAAATGATACAAATGTTATAGATAAAGATATCAATACAGCAGATAAACCAGCAAGAACAACAAGCATTGGCATTGTTCCCGTTCCTGCGGTCAATGCACCTAAAGCTGCTATCACTGCTGCCACTGCTAATATAATAATACCCATTGATGCCGCAGCCGATACCATTCGTTCCCAATCAGCATTGACATCTAGAACAGTCTTTAAAGCATATGCTACAACAGCAAGCATAGCACATACAGATACAACAGTGGCAAATGTCTTAATATTATAATTTGAAACCATTATGCTTAGGTAATTTGCTATACCGGTTACTACAACCATAAGAGTTGATATGGCTATCAATGATGCTAATACATTTTCGTATGGCACTCCCTTTGTAGCTTCTATAACAACATATAAGGCAGCTGCTATAACACCAATCATAAGAGCAACAGATGCTAAGATCAATAAAACTTTACTATCGAAACTTGCACCTTTTAGCGATGTTACTAAGTTACCAAGTAGTAACACAACGGTACCAAATACAGATATTATAGCTAATGCTGACACAGCAACACTGGTAGGATCATTTAGACTTAAGAAATATAAAGAAGCAGCAACCGCTGCAAGCATAGAAATCATCAAGATCATCATGCCTATTCCATTATTCTTACCAAAGTCAGTGTTTCCCATAGCTTTCTTTATTAGAGCTAGAGACGTTGCTATAACTAATAATATACCGCAAATAGAAACTGCTGCTGTTACCATCTTACCAATATCACCATACTGTGAAAGTAGGAATAGGGAACCAGCAATTAGTGTTAATGCAACAACCATAATAACCAAATGACCAGTTTGTAGCCTCTCAGCATATTTACCTGCTAAATATAATGACATACCTAGCGATAACATCATCAAGGACATTATTCCTGCTGCAGCGTATACCGATTCTAGATCATCTATGAACGATATTAAAGCCACACATAATGACATAACTCCAATAGCAGCTACTATAGCATATAAAGCTTTGTAGTCCAAATCCTTTGAGAATTGGGAAACATATATTAAAGCCCCAACCAAAACAGTTAAGACAGTAACAACAAGCAATCCTTTTCCTAAAGTTTCCATAGGCACATTACCTATCAAACCAACAATTACTGCTAAAATAGCCATGGCTAATGAAATCTTAAGTAAGTTCTTACCAGCATTTGATGCTATTTGATTAGCTGAGAGCTGATTAATAAGTAATCGGACTCCTATAAACATTATAGATAATGTAAATAAAGCTTTCAATATACCAGTAAATGGAACTTCAGCTAAATGCTCTAGTGCTTTTGTTACTATGTAGATAGAGACAGCTGTAGCCACAATATTCAATGCTATATTAGAAGCGTTTTTGCATGCCGCACCTACAGCTATCATGTAAACAGCTAAAATGCCCAATGATAGTAACACAGCACCAAATTTGTCCATGTTATCTGCAATATCAGATAATGATACACCATTGTCAACAATATATTTCAACGCTAATTCTATTAACCATATAGAACTAATTATTGACAATACGCCAACTGCGCTTCCAAAACTTAGTCTAGAAGCAAACAATGAGAAGGTTGCTAACGTAGCTATTATACCAATAAGAGCAAATACTTTATCATATATGCCGTCTAGATTCACTTTGTTTAATTGCTGCATAGCTTTTGCAACTAACCAAACACCGGCTGAGAATAACAAAATACCTACTCCAACCTTGGTGAACGATTCGTCCATATCAAAAGTACTAGCAACTTTAACTAGTCCAACTAATGCTACTAATATCGTAGCTAAAGCTAAGCAAGGAGCTATAATGTTCCTATCCCAAGATAAGCTATCTAAATTCTTTAATGCCTCTGTTAAGATATAAGCAGATGCAGCTAACGAAATAAAGAAAGTTGCAAAAGATGAAATAGTCTTAAAATACTCCTTTGATTGTCCGCTTATCATCGAGGTATCTGATAACATTTTAGCCGATGCTGCCATTACAATCAATAAAGCACCTATAGCTGCAGCAGCCACTTTTAAATTTTCCGGATCTGTGTAATTAGATAGAACAAATAAAGACGCGGCTAATGTTCCAATAGCTATTGCCCACATCTTTACAAGTTCTGCCTGTGATTTATTGTTTAAATATTGTTTTATGCCAGTAAATACTTGTCCGAACGAACGTATTGTGCCGACGACCGCTGTAGGGAAAGCTGTAAATGCTTTAACTGCTTCTGCTATATTATATGATAAATATGATGCTGATAAGCCTAATGCAGTTAAACTAGTACCGAATCCTATAACGGCAACTTTAGCAGCATCTAATGAATTGAATTTTTCTATAATCCAACTAACGAATTTATCAACGCCAAAACCTAATTGTGATAAACCCGTTGCTATGTTAGATGTAAATTCTTCAAGAGATTTACTAGCAGCAACATTTTCGCCAATACTCTTAAGTTTCTCGAGTTTTTCTCCAGAACCTTCAACACCGTCTTGGAAACCTAAAAAGTTTGTGATGTTGTCTTTGACCCATCCGAATAATCCACTAACAGAACCTTGAGCACTAGAAGCGAACTCTATCATGTTTTCTAGAGCAGTATTAATGGAACCTAGTATTGTATCCATTTTGCTGCTATCACCCTCATTAAGGCCACCAAAGAACTTATCGGTTGCTTCTGTAGCATCTCCAAACAAACCAATTATAGAATTAGCTAATAGGTCTGCTAGATTTGACAGTGCATCTTTTATTTTCTCTATAGCAGGTAACTGGTCTAACTTTTCGAAGAACTCGGTAACGAAATATACGACATTTTTAACGACAGTTCCAAGCAGTTCTAATGCGGCTTTTAAAATATCATTCTCTCTATACCAATTTCTAAACGCAGTTATTATTTCTCCTGCTTTTGCTGCGATAGTCAATAAGGCATCAAACAGTATAGATAATACAGGTCCTAAAGTCTTAGAAAGACCGCCAGCTAAAGCCTTAACGATCATTCTTAATAAATCAAATGCCGACCATAAGCCCGTTAATGCTGTTTCTAACTTTTCACTACGTTCCTCTGTTAATGTAAAATGTCCTACAAAGTCAGAGAACATATTACCGTAATCCTGAATATCAGCTATTAGATCTTTCCAGTTAAATATCTTTTTAAATGATGAAGCTATAGTAGATAAAGTTGTCTTAATATTATTGATTATGGTTTTAAAACCTCTAGCAAATGTGGTAAAAGCGCTTATTACACTAGCTATTGGTGCGATCTTCTTTGGTGTTTCTTCTAATTCCTGATTACCCTGAGCAATTGTCTGATTCTGAGCCTTCATAGCTTCATCAGACTTAACAACTGATTCAACAGCTAAATCTGTAAGGTCTGTAACACCTGCTGCTCTCTGATTGACTAATGACTGAATTAAATCATAGTCTTCTCCAAGAAGTTCTTTTCTTGCTTCTCCAACACCGTAGGCTGCTTTTTCCCAAATATCATTGGCTTTCTGAACAGCTTCATTAGCTCTTTCAAGCTGTTCAGCGGTCGCTTCGATCTTTTTGTCTGCATCCTCTCCAAATAGGGATTCTTTCAAATATCCTTTAGCTCTCGACCATTTATTAATCAAGCCGGACACAGTATCCATAGCTCTACCAATAATATCAATAAACGTTTCAAACGGTTTAACGTTAAACTCACCTAAGACGCCCGAGAACGCATTTGATACTGCTGAAACTAGGTTTTTAAATTTTGTTTCTAGAGGCAGCATAGCGGTCTTAATACTATTAATTGTTATTCGAATAGTATTAAGCGCGTTAATAAGGTCGTCGTTCTCAATTATACCGGAAGAAAATATAGCACCAATTCTTGAAAGTGCCGACTTAATGTTGTCCATCGAACCGCTAAACGTCTTATTAGCATCCTTAGCATGCTCACCAAATGCAGATTGCATGGCTTTTGAGAACGTATCGAAACTAATCTCGCCTTTAGAGGTCATCTCTCGGACGGCATCCTCAGTTGTGCCTAAGTACTCAGCGATTGTAGCTGCAGCATTAAGACCATGATAACTCAACTGACTTAACTGCATACCCATCAGTCGTCCGTTACCAGCAACTGTAGTGAAGATGTTACCAATAGACTCGAATGAATCACCAGTCATCGCTGCGGTACCAGCAATACCTTTAAGTGTATTCTCCATCTCTTCACCAACATCTATACCTGATGCTGCTAACTGAGATGCTACTGAAACTGCGGCATTTAGACTATAAGCGGTTCCATCAACTGCACTTGAAGCTGAGTCGAATGCTTCTTTAACCTTCTCTTCATCATTCAGAAGGCCCTGAAGAGTGAATCTAGCCTGAGCAATACTTGATGCTCTTGCCCAACCACCAGTACTAATCTGACCTATGGTGCTCTGAATTTTTGATGTAGTAAAATTAAGAACTTTGTTTGTAATGTTCTCGATAGCTGTCATACCAACAATACCAAGGGTTGAGAACCTTGAAGTCAAAGCATCCAACTGAGTAGTAATATTAGCTAAAGAGAAGCTATTAAAAGCTGAAGAAAGTGCTTGAACGCCGGTTAAAGAGTTGTTAAAGTTAAGAGATTGCTTAAGCTCTTCCAAACTAGTTAATGTCTGTTTAACACCTGCTTCAAACTGAGCATTATCAAACGACATCTTAACAACTCGTTCATCTACGTTGTTTGAACTCATGCTAGCTGCACCTCCTTCCAGATCTGTTCTGCCAATTCATCAAATATAGTGCGCATGGCAGGGTTAATATAGTCTATTCCCTGCACATACACACCACTAGCCGTTCCATGACCGTATTGTATACCAACGGCGACATTGTACCAGTCATCAACGACGTTACTGTTACACCAAGTAATAACCGTACGATCATCACTCTTTTCAATCTTGTAATACCAGCACTCAGAAGTACGCCCTGTATCTTTTGGTGTGGCAGCGGCCAAAGCCTCAACACCAGCCTGACCAAATTTTTCAAGGTAATGATCAATATCAATTTTCTCGTTTTTCTTTAAAAAACGTTCTATTTTATTGAAGTTTCCTTCGTGAGTAACTGAAATCATAAATTTTTACTTCCATTTTGAATTATCCAACTAATTCGCCATTACTATTAAATGAACGAATCTGCCCGTCAATGGTTTTAGTCCCAGTTACCATGTAACCCTTATCATCGAAGTAATAATACTTACCATCGACTAAGCAATACTCGTTCTTTGGATACCATGAACCATTGTCCTGTGCAATCCACCAACCTTTATTGTCCTGCTTCCATCTATAGACTTCGCAGTCCCAAGTTCCATCTTTTCTAACCCAATAAAGATTCTTATTATTGTCGTAATCGGATGATTTAATGAATTCGTTGTGAGCCATAGCTCCATTGGACTTCATGTAATAGTACTTTCCGCCAGTAATGATCCATTCAGATTTAACCAGCTTACCTTTACGATAATAGAACCAGTCATTGCCTTCTTTGTTCCAGCCATCAGCTATAGTTGTTAACTTAGAATGGAACTTGCTTTCCCAAGTAGTGTTATCAACCCAATAAGCTGGACATTTTTTACCTGTAACATCGAAATGACGTATGACTTTACTAGCTGGAATGCCATACTTAGCCATAAGTTCTTTAGTTATGGATAAAGTATTACTTATTGTCTGCTCAGTAACGTCATATGTACCATTCTTATTAGTATCGCACATCTCGATGCTTATTGAATTCTTATTAGTGCACTTCTTATAGAATTTACCGCCACCCTTTGAAGTATCGGCTGAGTTAGCCCCAACCGAATAAGCTACATAGTCAAAAGGCACTGACTGGTAAACACTAGTGTCATCTACGAATAGATGAGCCGAAGCTTGTAAGTACTTGTTACTCTGGAAATAGTTCACATTATTCCATGCTCTATCTCCATCATTACCTGTATAATGTATAACTATATACTCGATAATGTTCTCGTTTCTATACGCACCATAGTTGGACCTATGTGCGAGTTTCTGTTTTACATCTTTTAAAGTTAACATAAGCCTAACCTCGTGATTTTAATTTTGCTCTACGCATCGCGTTTAGTGCTTGATTCTGTTTGTATATGTCATTCTTTTTCATCTTCTTAGGAGGCTGGTTCTTCTCACCGGCGATCCTAATCAGAGTCATTAATCGACTGAAGTGCCACTTTTCACATTCTTTTGGAATATTTGCCGCTGTCATCCAATAGTAAACAAGCTCTGAAGTGATTACTTCACCATTCTTTTGCTTGTTGTCTGTCGGATTACTAAACCAAGTAGCCGTCTGTTGCTCATTCATGTACGCAACAATATCATTAAGCATTGGCGCTGTTAACGCTAAATACACATTAGGATTAACGTTCTGAGTTAATGTCATACAACGGACGTAGTCACGTAGTTCTTCAATCGATAACTCTGTTTGATGAATGAATGGTTTTTTCCATTTTGACTCCCATTTTGAAATTGAGACTAATGAGTGTTCTAAAACTAATTTCTGTTCCTTAATGTTTATGAATCTGTTGTGTTCTTCATCATAGATTTCCATTTCCGGAATGGTAATAGTCTTCAATAGTCATCACTCCTTAGTTCTGTGGGCCCTGAGCCATCTTCTTATACTCCTCGAGCTTAGCTTTGTACTCTGGATCCTTCTCAACTTCTGCCATGAGTGCTGGAGGCATTATACCATTAACAAATTCAACTGCAGCAGCAGCATTTGTAGCAAGCTCAATATAAAGTTCGCTATAAGCTTCTGTCTGGATGAATTTATTAAGAACCTCCTCATTCTTTATGAACATTTCACCATCATCAGACTTCTCACCATATGACTTCTGAATAAGTTCTCTAAATAGTCTGATAAGTTCTTCCTGGTCTCTTGTATCTATTATTCTTTCTATAAAATTCTGATAACCGCCCTTAGTGCTTAGCTCCATCTCAAGAAGCTCTGCCCTGTTAAGGTTGAAGTAGAACTTTCTTTCTCTCTTTTCCCCATTGTAGTTTGTATAAGCTATTTTCTTTGCATACATAGTTTTTGTTCTCCTTTATTTAATCTTTCTAATTATGGTAAAAATATAAAGGAAGCCAAGGGCCTCAATTAAGAGACCCCAAACTCCCAACGTTCATTATGAACGAATATGCCTTAGCCCTCAGCTGCAGCACTAACTACTACAGTACTTGAGTCTGGATATGTGTTAGAACCATCGCTGATTGTAGCTGTAATTGTAGCTGTACCAGCAGCAACTGCTGTAACGATACCGGTTGTACCAACTGTAGCAATGCTTGTGTCGCTTGATGTCCAAGTAATTTCTGTTCCTGAAGGTGATACCTCAGTTCTGAGAGAATACGTATCTCCTACTGTGAGTTCAACTCTTGATGGGATAACTGTAACACTATATGTGCTAGTTCCACCAAGGATAGAAATTACTTCATCAGGAAGTGGAAGTCTACCATCAGTTGTTCCTGTACCATAGAGTATTGTCTCAAGAGCAGCAAGTCTATCAGCAGCAACCTTTGTTGAATCAATTGTCATTGAAGCAATTGGCTTATAGCCTGAGATTGCTGTAGGTGTTGTAGCCAGCTCATATGAGAACTCAATAGCTTCTGGTGAGTCATTAACTGTCTTGTAAGCTCTCTCAGATGGTGATGCAGTTGCATTCCAAATGAGGTGAAGCTTGTAGCCATACTCTGTACCCTCGATATCGTTACCGATAAGAGTTCTGTATGAAAGACCGAAAGCCTTTCTTGACTGCTGTCCGATTGTTACACCAGCAAGTGGCTGTCTTGAACCGTCACACTCCATCCACTCATCTGGGTATGTGTAACATGTAAGTGTAGCACCGAAGTCCTCTGCTGATCTCAGAGTAAGGTACTTGATATTATCAGCGTAAATGTCTGTCTTGTCTGCACCTGAAGGTGACTCTGTAACACCAGTAAGACCGTTCCAAACAACTCCCTTAGGGTAAGCACCGCTATTATCCATTGGATAAAGGGCACCTCTATCGGTACCTGTTTCATAGAACTTCTCACCAGTCTGATCCCATTTCATCTTAAAATTATCTGCCATGGTTTATGTTCCTCCTAATAGAATAGTATTATTATGTCATGGTTGATGTTATCAGCTTTGAAGCTCCGGCCATATTTAGCCCATTTGAATTCTTCAAGGATTCTTTCAACCACTGTATTGTCTGGATTTTTGTCCATATATGTCAACTGATAAGCCTGAGTAAATTGATACACTTTATTATCAGCGAACATGTGATCTGCTGTATCTTTTTGATACACTATACATGGATAAGTTAACTTAAAACCTTCTGGAGGTTGAAAATATATGTTAACTTTGCCTATTTCTTCTTGTAAGATGGCACGAAGCTTCTTATCAAGTTCAAGACGTCTCGTTTTCATTATAGACACCTCCTAAAGTTAATCTTATCCTTGGTCGGCTAATCTCAATATAATTAACTTTCCACTTTATGCCATTCCATATGACATACTTAATAAAAGCCCAATTTGATAGCATATAAGAGTCGGCAACGATGCTAATTTCATTACTGATCGTCAAGCTATCATTGACTTCTTGTGGTTTGTCCCATCTTCGAGCATCACGGACAGTATCACCTTTATAGGGCTTCTCAGTTACAACTTCATCCCAGACACTGCCTTCCCCTTCAACGGTTTTAACAAAACCTACTATTCCAGCGAATCTAGCCATAGTCGCCTCCTCTTAAAAATTGCTACCATTTTGAATTATTAGCCTGCTGGCTCGTTTTCACTGTTATTGTTGCTTGAACCACTAACAGCTTCGTCAATTACAACAGTCATAGCTGAGAATGGCTTAATAAGAGCACCAGAACGTCTTGTCTCGATCAGGTACTTGTACTGGTTGTAATCGATATCGAAATCATCGAAGAGGTTCTTCTCTCCACCCTTATCAGCACCTACATTGTAGTCTGTAAGGTTAACAATGATACCAACAAGTGGCTTCTCATCGATTTCCTGACCTTCCATTACTTCAACAGTAACAATCTTGCTTACACGAAGTGCTGTAGCAAGCTCAGCCTCTGTCTTGTAAAGTCTATGGCCAATACCATCCTTAAGAAGAAGCATCTCTGTAAGCCAATCTTCTGTTGTGAAGAACGTTGGGTTGCCTGAACCCTTATACTGCTTACGGCTTCTAAGAACAGAATCAATGATTGCATCAGCCTTCTCAGCTCCTGTTGCACCAGCAGGAACCTGAACATTAACCTTAACGTTAAAGAGAGGTACATCCTTAGCAATAGGTCTGATGCAGTCTTCCTTAACCTTATCGTCACTATCTGCTGGACGTCCGTCACCGATAAGAATAGCTCTAGCGATTTCCTCGTCAAGCTGACCTTCCATCTCAGATCTGATCCATCTTACTACGTCAAAGTCTGTGATGTCAATAATATCATCTCTATCAAGCTTCTGCTTCTTGTAGATTGTACAAGGTCCTGTGCTTCTCTTGAGGATTGTGAATACCTGCTCCTTCTTAAGGTTACCCTTCATGTAACCCTTAGCTCTTGCTTCATCCTCTGTAAGGTCAGCATACTGTGACTTAATTCTTGAGAAAGGTGTCTTATGAACACCGTTCATAACTACAGAAACCCAACCCGTGTCTCTCTTGATCCACTCAGGTGGGTTATTAAGGCTCTTTGGCTCTGGGAAGAGCATACCTGGATCATTGAAGCCATATGTTGACTGTCCTTCAGATACGATCATACCTGTTGTGTCAATGCTATGCTCAAGCATATAATCCTTAAGAGAAGTAACCTTCTCACGCTTTGCTCCATCAAAGAGTTCTACAATTTCTCCATGAGTGAGTACTTCACCCTCTTCATACTGCTCGTTTTCGAATACGTTATGCTTCACGTCTTCATCCTCCTTATCAATATTTCCTGATTTTGCGTCTTCGATCGCCTGGCCGACTATAGCATACATAGCGGTCTTCTGATCTTCGTTCATTGTTGCGACTACTTCAGCGATTGTCTTATCACTGCCAGCCTTCTTTCCTTCTTCTGCCACTTTCTCTTCCTCCTTCTTAGGTTCATCAGCATGTTCTATCTCTTCTTCTGAAACTTCTGACTCTTTAGCATCTTCTGGCTCTTCATCATCTTCAGTTTCAAAACTTGGAAGCTCGCCATGTTCAAGTGAGAGCTCCTCAATGTAAGGATAAATATTTGCTTCATCGTATTCCACGTCATAATCCCCATCAGCATGCTGAATTATTGGGAAGTCGATGACAGCTCCGGAATTAGCTCCGGCAAGAACCAGACTGACTTCTCGAATGCATCCATGAAGCACGTCCTTGTTCTTTGATTGCTTAAGTTGATTTGCGTGTATTGAAAGCGAACCAATGTCACGATGATTAAGAAGTTCCCTAGCTGTCTGTGCTTTAGGTGTGTCATTAAATGAACAATAAGCATAAACGCCTTCCTCACGGTTCTCAAGAACTGCATGACCTAACACATTATCTGGGTCATTATGGTCATGATTCCAAACTAGAGGAACTGTCTTACCGTTGTCATCCTTGAAGGCATTCTTACGAATAATTCTTCCATCAGTACAACGGATGTCGTTCTTGGTAGCCCAACCACTAAAATCGTAGTTTTTTACTGCCATTTTGATTTTCTCCTTTTAGTTTTATTCAGTCGGTAATGCTTCGTTTTCCGTATTGCCGTGCTGTTCGTTAATCTCTTCATTTGATTGATTTAGATTACTGTTAATAAGCTGATCAGCCTTAGGATCATTAGAAGGCTTAAAGCCAATGATTCCTCTGATCTCGTTAGAAGTCAGTATCTCATTTCTAGTGAACTTATCAGCAATCTCAGCAATATTATTGATCGGCACAAGCTTAAATGGATCTCTAAAGAACATTATTGACTGGTGCTGTGTCCTTGCCGTCTTGGTTAGGAACTTTCTCTTAAATTCGTCAGTTATCGCAGACAATATTGGTTCGACGGTGCTATTGTAATAATTCAACAAAGTCTGTTCATCAGCGGTACCATTAAAGATGTTCTCGGTTAATCCCAACTGGCTATAAAGCATGCTCGTTAAGTACTGTACCTGGTTCATCAAATTGTTTTCCACTGGACGATTCAACTGTGTTATGTGTTCAGTAGCATCAGCATAAGCTATTCCGTACTTTGAACCGGCAAGCTGATTCTCAATGTCTTTACGACGATCTTCAGCCTGCTGCCTTCGTTGCGGTGTACGAATTGTATATGGTAACTGGATAATAAGGTCCAGTTTTCCAGCACTAGATTGTTCATCAACTGCATCTAAAAGATTCAACTTTCTTATCAGTCGACGAAGTGTAGAATTTGGCTCATTCATTACTGCATAAAGAGGATTCTCGATAATCGCTACATCCTTTTTATTCATCATGATTTGCTGTTTCTGGCCTGTGTTCTCGTTATAGACCTCAATTTTTACATAGTAAGGAAACCACTCAGTAATGCGGCCTGTCCTTAATGCCAAAATATCATAGGAATCAGTTCGATTTGGATCTGTGGATGTGTCTGTAGGTACAACCGCAACGCAACCCTCGTCAAACATTGATAGTACTATGTCTTGTATTAAGGCTCTTCCTGTCTGATCCAGATTGGCATCCAAGGTCAGGCAGTTATTAAGCTTTGACGAAATAGTCTCAAGGTATCTATTGTTCTCGTCAGTCTTGACATGCTGTATCGTAATGGCAGCACAATCTACCGAGATACGATTATAGATCGATGAGATTATGGATCGTTCATTACCATAATTCATTCTGGAACGATCTGGTCTATAAGAGTAACCGCCACTCCAATTCTCATTGTAAAGGAACCTATTAGTCGGATCTCGACCAATGAAGGCATTCCAAGCATTTTGGAATCTTGTAAAGAATTCTGCCATTTTGATTTAATCTCCTTTTAATCTGTAACGTTGTTTTGCTCCGTATGAGGATGCTATCAATGCTACACCAGCAACATCAGGAACAAATGGTATTACAAATGTTCCAACAGCTAATAATGTTTTGGCTGTTACTTCTGCACCGACTGCTATCTTCTCTTTTTGTATGTCTTTTAAAGTATAGTTTTTAACAACATCTATTTCAGCTTTAGCATTTATTTTGGCTTTTTTAAGCTTAGATCTTAGTTCTTTTTTCTTTTCGGCGCTCTCAGTATTAGAAATTTTTTCATTAATTTTAGTCTTTTTGTCGGTTAGCTTTTTTCTTATACTAGCAGTTTCATCTTTTTTAAACTGCTTTAATTTAGCTTTTCCAGCTGCGGTTAATGAACCATCTTTATTTTGATAGCGGCGTATTCCCCACTTTTGGCCCAAAACACCATGATGATACAATTCGGATGGCGTTGGATTATTCATTCTAACTTCCATCGCATTTCTCCTTCTTATACCTCAGCTGGCGCTGGTTCAAGGACAAGACCTGAAAGATCGAATCTCTGTATATGCTCTACACCGTCAACAGTCTTAAATACATAGAGCTCCTGAGCCTTGCTTGTGATCTTGAATGCTGTCTCATGATCTGGAGGTGTAAATTCAACAAATCCAGAACCTTCTGATGGATACAGACCAACCTTATATGTTGCTCCTGTGCTGTCCTCATCATCAAGATCAAATGCCAGGAAGTTTCCAGCACCCCAAGTAGTTGGAAGTGAGCCTTCTGATATATACTTAAGTGTTCCTGTGAATTTACCATCCTTA